TCTTTTGTAACTTGATTCCATTTAATGTTCAAGTCTGAAGTATCTATTTTTGGAAATTCACTTGAATAATAATTTCTAATTTTTTTGCCGCCCAATATAGGTTGTATTGTATTAATGATAACACCTTCTATATCAGTTTGCGTTGCAAAAGTAAATTTTTCTTTTGTATCTAATATTTCTTTGTATAAAATTCCATCTGTGCCAAACAAGTTTGTTTTACTATACTTGCCTGTTGCATCTACTAAATCAAAATATCTTGAAATACCACTTGTGGTTCTGTTTACACTTTTTGTTTTTATAATCTCTTGGCTTACAGATAAGGGACCAATTTGATAGTCTTCTGCTGTAATAAGTCTATTTTGTGTATAGTAAGTTGCTGGTGCTCTTTGCTTAATATTTAAACTAGATTCTGTAGTACTTGCATTATCTACTGTGTATTTCAACTCATAAACAAAAGTTAATGTTTCAACCTTACCTAACTTACTAACATAGTTTATATCTATAGAAACTCCTCTCATGTCTGGAGGTGTAATAACAAGATTAGTGTTTTTGCTTGTTCTAAAATATGTTTTAAAATCACCTTGAGGTAAATTACCAAAAACTCCGTCTGAGAAGATTATACTTATTCTGTCATTTACTCTTGTTAACACGCTATAGATATTTCTAACTTTTTTAGATAAACTGTTGTATATAATATTGTTACCTTCAACTGCATCTACCTTTGTCCATAACTCGTCTTCTATACCTGAAGAATTTAACTTGTATAACCATACGTCTTTATTGTTAATATTAGTTGCATCAATAGATACTGTTTGATTTGTGCTAGGGTTTCCTATACTAAATGCACCTGAATCTAATGTACCTTGTCTAAAGTGACTGAAAAATCCTGTATTTGCACTACCTGATCCCCTGCCATCTTCTCTATATACTATTGCAAACTTATTTCCAGGCAAAGGACTTTCTTCAAATATTTCAGAATCTGATATGTCTGTAGACACGATCTCAAATTGTGCAGTTGTACCATCAATAGGTTTGCTGAAGCTAAACAGAGGCACATCTGTGTTGTTAGAATTTATTCTATACATTTCTGTAGGTACACCATCTATAGTTTCTTTTTTTATTGATCTACCTATTGTACCGTTTACAGGTAAAGCTCTGTTTATCACTTTTATAAACTGCTCATACCAGTTAGGATTAGCAGGATCATTCCAGATTATTGTTTGATCTGCCAAATTAATATTATTACTGTCAACAAACGATTCAGTTGTAGAAACACTTGAAACTTTTAGCAATCCGTTAGCAGGAGTATTTCTCTTAGGATTATAACTTAAAAGTCTTGCTAAACGCAATACGCTTTCTCTACGTTCTGCTAATTCAAGATAGTTTTCTCTAGCATTTAGATCCATTCTAAACGCTATATTTTGTCCTAGAAAAGCAATGAGATCTATTAATGCAAGATACTCTGAACTTTCAATATAATCGTTAAAATCTTCAGGATAGTTTTCTCGCAAATAACTAATCATTGTTCGACGTAAATTGTCGAAATCATAACTCTTGAAGTTTGCGTTACGGTAAGATTGGTAAATTCTCTTCCAGTCTTCTGCAACAAGCAATCTATTTTGTCTGTCTGTAGATGACATATGTGTTTCCTTTTTAATATTTATCGAAGGAAGTTAAGTACGCATATATTTAGGAAGCCAAAAATCCTGCATTTTGATCAAATGATAAACGCATAGTTTCTGCTATATTGTATGGCAAATATTCCAGATTTACTTCAACCTGTATACCACTTTCAAATTGGTCCACAATAACCGACTTAACTTTGACCCTCGGGTCTGCACTTACAATCCTTGTTACATTTTGCGTTATAGCATCTTTAAGTCCATCAGTTAATGGTTCAAATAAAGCGTCCCATATAATTGTGCCAAATGTAGGATCTGAAAGTTTTTCACCTTGCCTAATATGAAAATGATTAATGATATCTTGTTTTATTAATGCAATATCATAAAGTACAGGGTTTGGATTTTCTGGATTTACGGTAGAGAATCCTCTATAATACTTAGAGCCTGTTTCATAGTCTTGAATAGATTGGCTACCTCTAACGGAAATTTCTTTGAATAATTTTTTTTCTATTGTACTCATACTGTATTTAACCTATTGTTACTGCACTATTTGAAGCTTTTGCATATCCTGTATAACTTGTTACAAGAGGCGGTGTACCTTCCTCTAATGAAACTTCATCACCATCTAATATAATTTTTTTGGTGCCAATAAAACACTGATTAGGACTTACAGATCTAACTCTAGGATCATCTGGTCTAGGTATTCTATCCCCATCTGGATCAACAACATGATCACCCTCAATAATAATATCCTTTACACCAATAGTAACTGTTTTTGGTCTCAAAGGATCTGCTTTCAGTATTCCTACTATCTTACCATTTGGTTTTATTACAACATCATCTTCTAAACAAATTCCAGCCATTATATACTTTTCCTAAATGTATCTCTTACTGTGCTACTTCCTGTTTCGGACGTAGTTGCACTTGAACTATCTGTTTTATCAGGTGTATGATCTTCAGGTCCAAAATTTTCATGTCCTCCCCAAGGCTCAGCTGAAGGTAACCTTACAGGAGTTTTTGCATCTTCGGCTGGTCCTGCTCCTGAAGCTCCTCCTGCCGCTGATGCCGGAGCACCATTAAAACTAATTGCACCTGCTGTAATTTTATGTGCAGAAGATTTTAAGTTGTTAGATCCTCCTGCCGAAATGATTCCATCTGCTCCCGCACTTACTTCAAAATTTGCGGCTGATCCTAATTTTAAAGCCGCACCTGATTTTAAATTAAATGCACTTGATGATTGTAAACTTATTCCTGCACCAGATTTTCCATTTAGCTCACCTGTTGATTCTATGTTAAGTCCGGCTCCTGATTTGATGTTAAAATCTGCTGTAGACTGTAAGGACATTTTAGCACCTGCTTTAAAATTCACATTATTTGTTGCTTCAAAATTTATATCTCTTTCAGCTTTTAGATTTAAGTCATTTTCTGTCCGTATACTAATACTATCTTTTGAATAGATATCTATTTTACCGTTACTCGTCATTTCTATCCAAGATTGTCCACTACCATGTGCAATGTAAATCAAGTCTTCTGAATTGTGTAAAAGTATTTGGTGTCCTGTTCTTGTACGCAATCTTAATAATTCGTTGTGCGGAACAGTTTCCTTTCCGCTTTCTCCTGCTTCTGCATTTGCATATTCACTAGGACCACTACTTGCAAAATCCTTTCTTAGCAGTGACATGTCTCCGTCATCCATAACAATAGTAGAACCGCCTAGTCTGTTAAATGGTACTTGAGCCTGTGAAAATTTTTCGCCATAATTTACCTTTGGCTTTCCTGGTCTTCTATCATATGGCCCAGGTGTGCTGATTCCAAAAACCATGCTAGGCACTTCTCTCCTTGCACTGGAAGTATTTGTACCTCTAGTATGATCATCTGCTAGTCCTTGGTTGTCTAAGATTTCACATTGATCTTTCCAACATGGTTTTACATATTGAGTTGCATCTTTGCCTGAACCCGATTCAGTTTTCTTGTTATATTCACCTACAGGTCTTGGTTTACTTTTGTTTTCACTATTGTATGTTGTACTAGCATGACCAGGCAACATAAAGTTCATATTTTTATCTTGTATACAACCAAACCAGTATCCATTACCATAGTTTCCTTGGGCAAAGAAAACTAAGACTTTAACACCTATATCTGGAGGAATAGCCCACATACCATAACTTTGTTGCGTATAATCAAAACCTTCATTTTCACTAACACCCGACCTAGGAGTGACACCATAAAAGGGACTTACATATTCACAAGGTATAGTGTATCCACTACTGGTCTCTGATGTTTCATTTCCTGCTCCTGCAATTTTCAAAATTTCTACTTCTACAATTCCCATATTTGTAGGATCAAGATGATTAGTTATTGTTCCTATATACGGGCCTGGGCCATCCATCCAAGCAGGTTTTAGGCCTCTACTTTTTATATTAGTTTCTGCTCTAGCCATTAAAACGCTCCGGAAGTATCATAATTTTCTTCTGGATAAG